ATTTAGATGCTGATACACAAACATTTACTGGCGATAAAAAACCAACCTTTTTTGATTATGTTAAGTCTTTACCTGGCGGATATGTAGACAAAGTAGCAGACGATGAAAATTATGCTAAAAAAATGATGGCAGGTTTCTTAAACATGATGAAGCCAGTTGAAGGATATGTACCTATTAATCCAGCTGTTGCATTTGGCGAAGGCTACTTTGGCGAAGAAACAAGACAGGCTGACATGTTACCAGCTGATGCTAAACTTTTAGAGTATTTGAAAAGAAACAAAGGAGCTTTAGCTAAACTTCAATCCTTAGAGGCTACAAGAGCAGGAACAACAATTGGAGAGGGAGCTGGATCAGATGATGTTCTTGCAGGATATGTGCTCCTTAAAGAGGGTCTTAGGGAAGAATATGGAATCGGAGAAGATGAAATAGCAAACTACGATATTTACTATATTGATCCAAAAACAAAACAAGAAACATTTGTAAGTTCAAGAATGTTTGGTTCTTTATTTGATAATCCTATAAAAGAAATAGCAAATCCGAATTTTATATTAAAACTTAGAGGAACTTAACATGCCATTCCTTACGTTTGAGGATGGTTCAAAAACCTACATTCCAGACGAAAAACCAGAAACTATTGCTAAAGCAAAAGAAGTTTATAAATTAAACAAGAAAGGCGATGCTAGTGTATTAGGAGATATTGGCAGACAAAGTGTAAGAGGCCTTCAAAAAATTGGGGAAGGTGCAGCAACAACCATCACATCTGGAATAGATTACTTTGCTGATAGCAATCTAACACAAGATGTTCAAAGATATTATGATGAAATTGATATTGGTGAAGCAGAAACTACAGCTGGAGAAGTTACAAGATACTTAGTTCAGTTTGGATTGCCAGGCTTTGGCGCGGCTGGTGTGCTAGCTAGAACAGGTAAGATTGGCAAATTTGGCCAAGCTCTTGGTGCTGGTGTTGTAGATGGCGCAGTTGCAACAGATGATGTTGTAACTTTAAAAGATACATTTTTAGATACAGAATCAGAGTCAGACGAGGCTAGACTAGCAAGACTAAATGGTGCAGAAGCTGCATCAGAAAGACTAAAAGAAAAATTTGAAGTAGCTGTTGAGGGCGGAGCATTTGTTTTAGGTTTGCCATTAGCAGTAAAAGCCGCGGCAAAAACAGTTGGAGCTGGCGTAGATTTGATGTCTCCTGTTGGATCTTTTATTGCAAAACTTGCATCTTCAAAAACTAAGCCGGGTGAAATACAAAGATCAGCATTTGAGGCAAATGAAAAACAATCTAAAGGAATACTAAGAGATCTATTCAAAAAAGAAAATTTTAGATTTTATGGGGATAGCCCAGATGAATTAGTTGGTCAAGCTAAGTATGCAAAGACCAACATGATTAGAGCAATGCAAGAAAACGTAGATTCTTCTTTTAATTCTATAGAAAACATTATTCAAAAAACTGTTGACACTGGAACAGTAGATCAAACAACAGCTTTATCTTTATCTAGAAACATAGAAGATTATTTATTTCCTAGAGTAAAAATAGATTACCAACAACCAAACATTCCTAAAGGTCAAAAGATACAAGAAGCAAAAAGATTACAAGAAGAAGCATTAAGCAATATTAAAAACTTAGAAAAAAAATATATTAATTACGATTCAGTTGGTCTTGATTATAGCAATGGAATATCAGGAACGTTAACTAAAAACAAAGAGTTGTTTGAGACTTATTCTAATAACATATTAGATATAAGCGATGAAGGATCTAGCGGATTTATGAATTTATTTTTACCAGATGATTTAAGAAACACCATTGCTGAAAATGTAGGAACTTATGGTACTAGAGTATATAAAGCTTATATAGATAAAAGTTTTAAAGTAGATCCTAGTTTTCAAAAAGCAGCAATAGAAGAGCTTCAATCAACAGCTGGATTAAGCGAGAATGAAGCTAGGTTAGCATTCAATCAACTATTAAATCCTGGCCCAAAGAACAAAGTAGGAACTCCTTTTGAGGTTAATGAAATTTTAGTAGATGGTTTAAAGATAGATAAAGGAATATTAAAAGGCAAAACATTAGACAGTCTTCCAAATGTTAGAAGAGCTTTAGGGGAAACAGCAGGTTACTTACAAGGAGACTGGCGAACTGCGTTAAAAAATACTCAACTAACAGCTGTAACCACAGCCAAAAGGCAGGCCTCTTTGGTTGGAAAATTTAAAATGTTTAATCAAATAAAAGAACTAGATAGTCTTGCTCCTAAAACAGGGGGAGCTAAGTTTTTAAAAACAGAACAAGAAGCTTTAAGAGATGGTGTTCAGTTAGACAAAAATACTATTCAAAGTTTTGACAAAGAAGGAAATCAAATTGTTCTTAAAAGATTTAAAGCAGAAGACGCTGGATCTTTAGATGGCATGTACGCAACAGAAAAAACATACAATGCTTTGCTTGGCGCAGCGTCAGATCTATCAGCAGAAAGCAACGCAATAAATCAAGCATACGCTAGTATTTTGGCTGTTAAAGCTGGATCTCAATATGGTAAAACTGTTTTATCTCCGGGCGCACAAGTAAGAAACTTTACCAGTATTCCATTTTTCTCATTGCTAAACGGTAACCTTGGTAGCACAGGAAGATTTGCTGATGCTGTAGCTAATTCATTTGCTGGCCTCATAGACCCTAAGACTAGAGTATTAAGACAAGAATCTATTCAGGAGTTAACTGAAGAGGGCATGATGCAGGGCGGAGGTGCTCAACTTGGCGAGACTTTAGAGCTTGCTAAGTTGGCTACAGATAATTTAAAGTGGGCGAGAGGTGTAGCAAAGATATCTGATACTGCTCCTGTTAAATTTTTAGAAAAGACTTACAGAATGACAGACGATACTGGTCGTGTGTTTAATTATCTTAATGAAAAAGAAAGATTTAAAATAGCGCTATCAAAAAATTTAGATGCTAGTGTTCCAATTGAATCAGGAAAAAATATAACAAGATTTGCAGACATTATTAAAGCATCTAGTAAAACTGGAGCTGTGGTTAAACCAAAAGATATTCTAGAAAAATATGGCGAAGAAGGTTTAGAGAAATTTATTAGAAGTGAGTCATCTGAAATTACAGCAAACACTGTACAAAACTATCAAAGAGTTGTGCCAATTGTTTCTCAAGTAATTAGAAAACTACCTCTTGGTAACTTTGTTGCGTTTCCAGCAGAAATAATAAGAAATACTAATAACGCTTATGCAAGAGGTGTTAAAGAACTTTTAAGCGACAATAAAGAAATACAAAAAATAGGAATGCGAAGAGTTGTTGGTGCCACATCAACAACCGCAGCTTTGCCTTCTGCTATAAGCGCTATAGGGATGACTCTTACTGGGGTTGCTAAAGAATCAATAGATGCATACAAAAGATCTTTCGCGGCACCATGGGATAGAACAGCCACATTAGTTCCTATTGCATCTGATAAAGATGGCAATCCAACTCAGTTCTTTAATTTTAGTTACATGAACCCATATGATTATTTAAGAAGACCCGGCATAAGAATACTTCAAGAAATAGAAAATGGTAACAGAAACGAAGAAAGTATTATGAAAATTGCAGCAGATTCTTTTGGAGGATCCATGACAGAAATGTTTCAAAGTTTTGCAGAGCCAGCTTTTTCTGCTCAAGCGGTTTTTGAAGCTGTTACTGGTGAAACATCTACTGGTAGAAAAATATTTGGGCCATCAGACTCTTTTGGTGACAGAACTGCAAAAGGATTTTTTCATGTAGTCGATACGCTATCACCATCTATCACTCCTTTTTCTTTAGAATTTGACAAGACATCTAAACTTCCTTTAGGTCTTGGCGTTGAAACATTCCAAATGAAGGGATTTCCTAGAGCTGTAATTGGTAACACTGGTGGAAAAGGAGAAGATAAAAAAATATTAAATAGAAGCGGTAAAGAAATAGACGTTGCAGAAACTATGGTTCAAGCATTTAGTGGTCTCAAGGTTGTTAAACCTCAGATAGATTTAACTCTAAGGTACAGAGGCTTTGAAGCTAATGATGCGATAAGAGATTCAACTAATGAATTTAATAGGATACTAAGGTCACCTGATGCTCAATCATCTAAACAACTTTTGCAGGGTTTCATTAATCAAAACGAATCTAGGTTTAATGTACTTAGAGATTTATATACAACCATTGATGATGCAAGAGCCTTGGGATTATCTGACAGAGAAATTGAAAAACAATTAAAAGAAGCCAAGGTTGCTAATTATAAAGAAGTTATGAGAGGCAAGTTTAGACCAATAGAGCCAAGCTTTGATATGATTCAAGCATCTAGAGCTGGTGCATTTGGAAGTCCTCAACCAATAAATCCTAGCACTATTAGAGCAGCGCAGACTGAATTGCAACAAGATCTAACTGGAAGATACATAACACCAGATGCAAGACAAAGAGCTATAGAAGTTTTAAGAGAGGAAGAAAGAAAGAAACTACTAGGCACACCCTAGAATATATCAACCACCAGTTCACATCTAGGATCATCTTTATCCACCCCACCAAACTTATAAACAACTTCCTTTACTTGTTTGAAGTCATCGTCTTGTATGATCCCGGCTTTAACCAAAGCATCACAAGCGAACTTATCTATGACTGAACATGGATTGCTTATGTCAAGTCTTCGATTGCTCCTAGCATAGTAGGTGTAAGTCAATCTAACTGGCTCACTAAACTTAGGTAGATCCTGTATCTTTTCTACGAGATCTTCTGAGTATATTTTTTTTGCTGTAGATAAAACTCTATAGTGTGCGTTTCTATAGTTGTTAAGATTTAAAATAAATTTTTTTTTCTTTGAATAGTAAACATCCAAAGGTAGTTTGATTTGCATTAGGTTGATGGCCTAGTTTCAATCCAAGGTCTGATCTCTTTAATAGAAGCGCCATTAAATACTTTCTTAACTTTATCGCAAGTCTCCAAGATCTCTTCTGGGAATCCACTGTTTACAACTTCAATTAATTCTTTGCTAGAAAAAAAGTTTTCGCCCGGCGTGTTAAGGTTCTCAGCCACGTTGACAAATCTAATCTTGTCCTTCTCATACAAAACCATATTGTCATCCTTCTCCATGACATGGGCTGGTATCAACTCAGGTATAAAGTTATGTCTTGAACAACCCTTGGTTTGTCTGTCCTCGCTAATCTTTCTATCGTGCTGGGTGCAATGCCAATGTGCATCTCCCTTATCTATATCAACCTTAGCGAACCTACAAGATCTACAATGAATCTTAGGTGGCAGTGCTCTACCTAGATAAGAAGCTTGTTGGCCTGGTGTCATGTAGCTTTTGATTCGGTAATCTGTTTCTGGTATGTAGTTATCTGGTGGTGCTTCTGCTAGTAAAATACTTTTTGCTTTTTCTATCAAAGAATCAAAAGCATCACTATCATACTGAATGATTTCAGTATATAAGTCTGAGTTATTTTTGTTATAAACAATTGCAATGCATTGAGTAAATTTAAACAAGCCCATGTATAAATGTAACTGGGCAGCATACTCTTCTGACCAATCACAATAACTACCAAGCTTTACTAGGTTGTTAAAGCGATTGTCGTTAGCTGTCTTGAACTCTAATAAAAATGGATCTTTGGTATCAATCCCCGGAAAGTTTTGCCCTACGCCATCGATATGGCCTTTGACGTGACCTCCCAATGTCTCTGTCTCAAACTGCTTACCATTGCGAGCAACGTCAAAGATCTGAGCACCGGGAATCTTTCTAAGCTTTTTAATAAGATCATCCTCAACCACGTTGCCTAGATCAAGAAGCCTCAAGACTCTAGCAGGCATATCGTCAGGCATAAGCCAGCGCCAACGCATCCAAAGTAAACGCTGATTAGGATTACCTATCTGACTGATACCTAAATAAAATCTTTGATGTCTTTTTTGTTGCAGTTCAACATCATCTAACAAATGGTTTATATCTTTCATAGATCTATGTCCTCATTTTGTTTGGTTTTAATTCCAACAACGTTCTCATACTTACCTTGCTTTTGCACAATGATCTCAGAGATTGTATCAAATGCACCGCTGTTGATTAATTCAGCAGCCATCCATGGTTGACTTGGTGATCCCCACTTGGTAGTAATTTTTTTCCACTTACGCACTGCCATATTATGTGCAGTAGGATGACCAAACATTAGTGGCATCTTCTTAGGAAAGAACTCATCCTTAACTGTAAAGACTACCTGACAATACTCACTGCCATTTTTAGACTTCACCACAGACGCGTAGATGTCCGTGATGGGTTTATTTTTAGGGGCTGATGCTTTTCTTTCATCTGATAAAACAGCTTGCCTATCAGCCTTGGTACGCCTTGCTACTTCCCTTTCCTTCTTGGTCCAAAGAACTTTTGATTGTGTTGACTCAAACACTTGGCCGCACTCAATACATTCTTTAGCAGAAGGTGAGTTGATAGCATTACAGCTTGCACAAATCTTAGGCTTGTATCTTCCGGGAAGACTTTCGCCAGGCTCTACCTCATCTAGACAGCCATGTCTAGCTACGTTCTCACCATAGTCAAGTAGCAAACAGTTCTCTTTGTTATCATGCAATCGCATGCCACGTCCACACATCTGCACATAGAGTCCAACACTTTGCGTTGGTCTAAGCAATGCTATACAATCTGTTCGCGGGGCGTCCCAGCCTTCGGTTAAAACCCCAACATTGCAAAGGGCATGAAGCTTGCCAGACTCAAAGTCCGCAAGAATCTTATCCCGGTCTTGGTTGGGCGTCTCCCCTGTAACCACAGCAGCATTAATTCCATGTTGCTTTAGGTACTGAGTCATCTTCTGTGCATGGAGAACGGAAACACAGAAAAACACCGAGGCTGTTCTGCCTTTTGTATAGGCGTTATCAATCCAATCACTTATAACTTCAATGATGGTTTCATCTACCATCGCTATGTCTTCTAATTCTTTTTCCCGGAAGTCTCCACCTTTGAACTTTAAACTAACTTTGCCAGCATCAATGATGGCATTGTCGTTAACAGCAAAGGCAGACAATCGGCACAAGTAACCTGCTTGTATTAACTCTGGTATCGATACACTGTAGGCAAGACCTTTAAAGAAATGATCTTTACGATTGCCATAGATGTAGCCTTGACCCATGCGATAAGGTGTTGCAGTACAACCCATGACCTTCATGGACTGGCGTTCTGATAGAGTGTCAATGATCTTCTTGTAGCGAGTCAAAGAACTAGGTGGCACATTGTGTGCCTCATCAATAATCATGTAATCAAACTTGCCAACCTTTTCTAATCTCTTGGGCGAAGCCAAGGTATCGCGACTGGCAACTAGAATTTGTGCATTGTGCTGAAAGCGTTTCATACCAGCAGCGAGTACACCCACCGGGGCATCTGGCCACACAGATTTTAGTTTGCTTTCAGCTTGAGCAACCAACTCTTTTCTATGAGCCATGATAAGAAACCTGGCCTTAGGGTTTTTGTTAAAGACTTCTTTAATAAAGTGTGAAAATATAATGGTCTTACCAGCTGCTGTTGGTAAGGCAATAAGCGCTGGCTCTTCAGGCTTGGTATCAAACCAAGAGTGAAGAGCATCTATAGCGTTGCGTTGGTAGTATCTAAGTTTCAATGAATGACTTTCTTTTGATCACGAGGTTGTATCAAAAGCTGCATTAACTCTTCATGTTCATAAGATTCGAGGTTATCCATTACTACCGTGGATAGTAATTGCATAGCGTCATAAGGCGTGTGTGAAAATTTAAAAGATAATTCAACACAGAATCTTGCGAGAGTAACTACAGCTGCTTTAGTATCTAGATCTTGTCTAGACCAATCATCGATGCACATATGTAAATCTTGCATCACTTGATCACAGGTTTTTTCATCTAAAGAATCTAGGGAATTTTCTTTGTCTATCATTTTTTCTTTCCACATTTAATAAAGTTAGTTTAGCATCTTTTACTTTCTGGTCGATGTCAGTTGGCAAACTATCAAATGTTTTGTCCAAAGAATTCAACAAAGATTCCATTACGTTAATGAGGTTGTTGGCCTCTCT